ATACCGGACGGTCCACTGAAAGAGTTGTGGGTCGAGATGCGCCGAGCGATAAAGTGGGGAACGATTCCCACTTGCGAGGCGCTAGTCGACGTACTGCCATGGTCTTTCCTGGTTGACTGGCTATTAGTACGCCTGTCGAAAGGTTTTTCCCGGATTGACGAGTATATTGAGCGGGAGTACTATCCGATCAGTCACTCTATAACCGGGCGTAAAAGAACATGGAGTCCACCTTTGGACAAGTTGCTGGCCCCCACTAAGGGGTTGAGCGGCAGTGTGGAGTTTTCACTCTACACGCGCTTCTGCGCAGCGGAAATACCGTTACCTCCGATACCGGTGGAAATCGCAGACTATAGCCACACACATGTGGCTGAACTCGGCGCATTGCTGGTGCAGATGGTGCGGAAACTCTAGCACTTCTCTGCTGCAGCGTACGTCGAGGCCGCAATCCCGCGGCAATGATCGGAGGTTTAATCTCCGAGAAAGGAGTCGGAATGGCTAAGGCTATCAGCCCCGGCTACACCGATACTGCCCTTGAGGGCGTAGGCTCGATCTCGACCCCATACGCCGTCCTTAACCTGGCTGCTGACTTCCGTCAGCTTCCCCAGGTCAATGCGGACGACGTTCAGGTCACGAACCTCACCTCTCCGACGGACCAGCCGGAGGTGTTCCGTTTCGCGTCGACGACGCGGAAGGACATCTACGCCGGAACCGACATCGAGCCAGCTGCGAAGCTGACTTCAACGTCGGGTACCCGGTACCTGCTGGAGCTTCGCCAGGTCCATGCAATCACGGACACGAGCGATGCAACCTATCGGAAGTTGGTGCCTGTGCGTATCGCAATCACCCTGGATATTCCGAAGGACATCATGTGGACCCACGTCCAGACACTTAGTCTGGTCAAGCGTGGGGTCGCAATGTTCTTCAACCAGGGCGTGAACGACTCGTCTAGGCTCAACGATCTCCTGCATGGCCTGCTGCGCCCCAAAGCCGTTTCGGCCTAGAGGTGCGCGAGCTTTGCGCCATCACCCTTATCATTTTAGGGTTGCTGGCTGCCGGATGTACTAACAGCAGTGTGCCCGAAACACGTGACTCCAGGGCGGACACGATTGTCCACCGGATCTACGTGCGGGATAAATCGGGGTCGTTTGTGGATAGTTCCACCACGACGATCATCCGAATCACACTGCCCCAATCCGACTAGGAGGAGGGCTTTTCCATGTCAAGCATCATCAAGCGTTGCAATGCTCAACGTAAGGACGTCCTAGCATGGCTAGGGCGCACGGAGATTTGTTGGCGGGGGCAGTCACTGTCCCGCCGAGACCATAACACCTTTGTCAGAGTTCTTTTGATGGAGGCGTTGGTCATGACAGATCTCTCCAAGCGGTATGAGGGCTTCGGCTCAGAGGCCGACCATGTTCTTTGGGCCGCTAACGCGGCTTCAGTGGACGTGGCCGATCTGGCCGCCTTTCTATCGGATGGTGTCGATCTCCTCCGGAGACTTTCGTTTCCGGAGGAGGCGCACCTGTTCGCTGAGAGCTTTAAACACTCTCTGCGAGAGAAGTATTCCTTTACGGATATGCTTCTGCTTCCGATGTTGGGCGCACTGGATTTGCATTCAGAGCACCTTAGTCCTGAAACGTTTCGTCCGCTCTATCAAGTGTTCAGTTTCTTGACTCATACCACGCTCGTAGACCTCGATCAATCTGAGGAACTAGAGCAATCGTACTTGTCAACTGAGCACGAGGTAGCTGCCCACGTCCTTCCGGCATGGTTTGTCGAGCAGATGAACCAAGTCATGAGGGCCTGGTTTCGTGGTTTCAATATTACGGCTGATAACTTCCAGCCGCAACACGGACCGGGTAGTGTCGCAGAGGTGTCTGGTGAGGCGACCCAAGTTGATAAGTATCAGGGGCTTGCTCCTGATGCCATCATTGAGTACGTCTTCAGGCACTTTGCAGGTTTGGATCCATGGTCTTATGTGCCTCTTCGATCCGGCGTTCCAACGTCGCGAGAGTCGCGGACCGTCTTTGTGCCGAAAAGCATGAAGACCCGTCGCGTGATATCGATGGAGCCTTGCACCCTCATGTATTTCGAAAAGGGTGTCGAGTACGCGATAAAGCAATTTGTCGCCGAGCATGAGTACCTATCTCGTCGTATCGACTTTAACGATCAGTCGAAACAAGCGGCGAGGGTGGTCCAAGCAAGTCGTACCGGAAAGTTGGCTACCGTTGATCTTTCGGCGGCCAGCGATCGGGTTTCTTTCGACTTGGTGAAACGTGTGTTCCGTGGTACTGCGCTCTATCCTTTCCTGGTTGCACTGAGGTCACGGACCACAGTGTTGCCGTCTGGACGGGAAGTGCGTTTGGCGAAGTTTGCGCCGATGGGGAGTGCATTGTGCTTCCCCATCCAAACGCTCATTTTCGCCTGTGTCGCGGAATGTACCGCACGCTATGTAGACGCGACGGCTGTAGTGGATGGAAGTCCGTCCACGAGTCGCCCTCTTTATGAGTATAGCGTCTATGGCGACGACATCATCGTTGACGATCGCTTGTTGAGCGATCTGATCGTGCACTTGGAGTGGTGCGGCTTCGCCGTTAACTACTCCAAGACGTACGGAGGGCGCCATCTATTCCGCGAATCTTGTGGATGCGATGCGTTCGATGGTGTCGAGGTGTCTCCTCTGAGAGTGAGCAGGAAATATTCTGCTCGAGGGGTCACTTCTGTGTCGCCCGATGTGTTTGGCGGTCTGATTGACTTCGTGAACTCTGCGAAGTTATATGACCTGCCGACGTTGCGCATGTTTCTGTT